CGATGAAAGTCTTGCCGCCACCAGCGGGGCCAACCATCATCACCGGGATGTCCTGGGCGATGATGGTAACCACATCCTTCAGCACCGGGTGGGCCGTCCCGTCTACGGTGCGTTCCGTGCCGTCAGTCGTGACAACCACCCGATGCTCGACCGGAAACAATTCCGCCGCCATTTCACGGGCTGCGTTTTTGGCTGCCTCAATGGAAGTGGCGACCGTGCCGGTCGAGATGTTGCGGAGCGTCTTCACCGTTAGGGTGGCGATGTCGCTCATGGTTTCGACCGCCTTGCCGTACTGACCGAAGTCAGCGGCGACCTTCAGAGGGTCGAGGGTGAAGGCGGCGGTTCCGTTGTCGTGGCCGTTAGTGGAGCCGTTGGAGCCGTTGGAGCCGTTGTCGTGGCCGTTAGTGCCGACGGTTACGGTCTCCTGCGTGGCGGCGGCGGTGGAACCGTTGGAGCCGTTAGTGGTGGCGGTTGTGGTCTGCGTGGCGGCGGCGGCTACGAACTGACCGTACTTGAAGCCGCTGGCAGTGTTGCCTTCGCGGTGCATGTGGGGACAAGTGTGACTTCCGGTGGTTCCACTAGAGTGGCTGTAGTTGTATATCCTCCCGAGTCGGTCAAGAACCCGGTTATCGTTTCCCTGGACTGCACAGTAATTACACATCTTGGAATTCGGCCCTCTGCGTCTCGGCATCGTAGTCTCCTAAACCCGTTTTTTATTTTGGGTGGACTTGAGAACCACCCAGTCGGGTTACACCTCCCGGCGTTCCGGGAGGCCCCTCACCATTTACCAGTTCCGCAACCTTTATCATGGCTAACCCTGACCGTGGGAAACCCAACTCAGTCATCAGTGTTAGCGGGGACATTGAGGTTGGCGACCAGTTTGTGCGCTCTGGCCGCTATTTGGTTAACCCGCCTTTGGAGTTCGGGGGCTGTGAGGTAACCACCCTGCTGAGTTTGTCCTTACTCCCCCTGTACCTTTCACGGCCTTGGAAGAAGCCCTAGCACCCGAACTTGAGGAAGGGAGTCGTTCGGGGGACTCCGCTTATGTGCCGAAGCTGCTGTTGTTGGTTAGTGGCTGCCTCCGTTGTGCTGTTTGGTTACTGAGACTATTTAACCATACATATTGTTATACGTCAATCCCTATTTTACACGAGTTTAGCTGCGAGGTTCTGTTGATTCAGCAAACCTGATTGGATTCGGTCGCTTATAAAGAAGAGGGTGATGACGGCTCATAACGAGTAGCGTATGATGGAGGCAGACATCACAAGATGTAGGGGAGGGAAATGCGAGAAACGAACGCGATGGCTCGACCTGAGACGACCGCGTTCTTGCTGGAAGAACTCCACAGCAACGGCGTAACCTACCAGCGCATCGCCAACGAAATCGGGGTGACCTGGATGTCCGTCCACCGCTGGGCGAAGGGGCTTTCACGGCCCCGGCCAGCCCTCCCGGTCAACACAGAATTGGCCCGTTTATTGGCAGAGCAGCGAGTAGTTTTGGCCTCGAAAACCCGGCGAGGCGAATGATACTAAATATTACAATATGTTATGGTCTAGGCACAAAATAGAAAAAGTTCTATTTCAGAGAAGTAGTTAACGACACTATAGCAAAAAAATAGACCACCCTTAAAACGGCTTACACGGCGATTGTGACCCCATCAACTTTCGGAGCGGAGTGATACTTAGTATTACAATCTGTTATACATCCAAAAAACCATACCCACGCTTTGAGGCTTTTTAACGGTTTAACATGTTAAATTTAGGCGTTAAAAACCATTTTTAATTTTTAATTTAACATAGATAAAGAGGGTGTTAAATTAAAAAAAGGGTTGGTAAATTAAGTGGCTGATAGCGGTGTAGGTAGACGTAACAGCGTCCACGCTTTGCGTGTACCGCTGTACTGGTGGACGAGTGACTACGGCCAGACCCACCGGAAAACCCACGCGGTGCATTGGGGAGTCGCACCACCCAGGCCGCAGCATGTTGTCTTTGAATGCCTCGGTACGATGCATCCCCGCACTTGCATTTTTTCTGTTGAGGGCGTAACCCCGCTGACTAAAATGCCACCGATGACACCGGAGGAGGAGCGGCACCTTATGACCATCCTACGCGCATGTCTGGTAGAGCAGACCGGATGGCAGGTCAAGGAATTACGCCGGGACATAGTAGACTGGCTGGGAGAATGACATGATAGACCTGGGAAATGTTTGCGAAGAATGCGACGGCGAAAACGCCGAATACATAGAACCTAGCGAGGAATAAAATGGCTGGCCGGACTATGACACTTCCTGCTGGAACCTTGCCGGAATACCAGCGAACGATTACCCAATACACCAGAGGTCAAGGCCACACCTATCATATCGAAGGGTTGCCTTGCGAACACTGCGCTAATTGCAAGAAGAACAAGCTGAATGAACGAAACGCTATCGGCAAAAAAGAACTGCGCTGCTTCGGTATGAGTGGCGTCGGGTCAGTAACGGGACGCTACAAGACCGGCAATTTGTACAATGCCGGTAGGAGGGGTGCCTTTGATATTGTATTCGGGAATGCCGAAACCGGCACCGCTGGAATTCTGCCCACAGACGTTGGCGTAACCTTGGGGCCGGAGCATATCGCTCAACTGCGTCATACAGCAGAAACCGCTCCGTCCAGAGCATCCGTCGCCAGAGATTACGGAACTGCCGCCCACGAAGCGGTAGAGTTGTGGTTAAAATATGAGACCTTCGGAGACCCCATGCCTTTCATCACGGAACACGTCTATGCCGCCAGCAAAGCTATTGTAGACTGGTTGCATAAGAACGAGTGGGAGATTCTCGACGTGGAAACCTCGGTCTACCATCCCCAATTACTGTATGTCGGAACCGCCGATTGTGTCGCTCAACGGGGTGACAATATCGCTATTTTCGACTGGAAAACCGGAGGCGGAATCTACAATAACGCGGCTCTCCAAGTCGCCGCTTACGGTATGGCGTATGCTGAATTGACAGGTCAATCTGTTGAACAAGGTTGGATTATTCGCAGTAATCCCAACGGCTTGGAAGTGCTGCAAGTAGGCAACTTCGATGATGCTAGAACTATGTTCCGGCAGCTTTTGGAAGTGCGGAATATGTGGGACGACTTTGAGTGGATTCGTCATTTGGAAATGTAGGGAGGGCCGATGATAATTAAAGACCGAATCAAAGACTTGCGCCGAGTCCCAGCCAATGAGTTATTGCCGAATCCCAAAAACTGGCGGAGACACCCGCCATCCCAAAAAAATGCCTTGGGTGGGATATTGGAGGAGATTGGCTTTGCCGACGCTGTAATCGCACGAGAAACAGAGGAGGGGCTACAACTGATTGACGGTCACCTACGCCAGGAAGTCATGGGCGACCAACTTATCCCGGTCTTGGTATTGGACGTGACCGAAGACGAAGCTGACAAGATGCTGGCAACCCTTGACCCTCTGGCGATGATGGCAACAGCCGATTTCGATACGCTGCTTCCATTACTGGAGGCAACTTCGTTCGAGAACGAAGCGATTAACGCTATGCTGGAAGCGTTAACCAATGACGAACGCCATCCCCTGCCGCCGCTGTACGATACGTCGTTCCTCGACAATGCTCTGGCAGCGGATGAGAAAGGCTTGCCATTCCCGACCTTCGACAGCGATGATGCCGTTGAAGATGATGATGGACTGATGAACTTCGTCATCCGGGTGACTCCCGCTCAACGCACGATTATTATGGCGGCAGTCAACCAGGCCAAACGCGGTCACGCTGATACTATCACTACTACCGAAGCCTTAGTGGAGATATGTTATGCCATTCAAGAAACGCCGCAGCCGTGATAAAGCTGAGATTGCCACCGACGTTTATACAGCAGCTTTGGAGCGTATTGAACGTGCCTACGACCTATTCGATAACATCGCCGTAGCCTTTTCGGGAGGCAAAGATTCGACGGCTGTATTAAATATTGTATTGGAAATCGCCCGCCGTAGAGGACGCTTGCCAGTAGATACGGTCTTCTATGATGAGGAATGCTGCTCACCTGAGACTATTGATTATGTACGTCGCGTCGCCGCATCACCGGAGGTTAAACTAGAGTGGCTCTGCCTTCCTGTAATGCACCGCAATGCTTGCTCGACAAAGTCTCCTTACTGGTATCCTTGGGATTCCACTTGTCCCGAATTATGGGTGCGGGAACTGCCCCCAGAGGGTATTACTCAATATCCAGGCTTTACACCCACAACGATTCCAGAGCATTGCGCAGCGTATCTTCAACGAAAGTTGCAGGGGACAGTCGGACTTGCTACGGGTATACGAGCGCAGGAGAGCCTCGTTCGTCTCCGGGGAGTGACCAACCGTAAAGAAGATAATTACCTGGCTGTTACGGCAGTAAAGACCGTAACAGCGGTGAAACCAATCTATGATTGGAATACAGACGATGTATGGACGGCACCCAAGAAGTTCGGTTGGGACTACAATCGTTCGTATGATTTTATGGACAAGGCGGGTATTTCTCCGGCCTCCCAGCGTATCGCTCCACCATTCGGCGAGCAGCCAATGGCGGCGCTTTGGCAATGGCAGGTGTGCTGGCCCGAACTCTGGGACAAAATGGTGGAACGAGATTGTACGGAGGCAGTCGTAATCTGTGGCCTCCCAAGGGAATGTCTTGGGAAGAAGGCATCCAGTATTATCTGGGGAAGCACCCATTGAATATCCAGACGTGGGCTGCAAGGCGTATCAAAGGGTTTATGCGTATTCATTACAACGATACATCAGACCCGATTCCCGAAATTCATGCGCATCCGACGACAGGATTATCTTGGCGGTTGCTACTCCGTACAGCTATATTGGGAGACTTGAAGTCAAGAACCGACCCCCGTATGAGAACGCAAGACCCACTTGGTCGTAAGCGAGGAAGTAATGGTGAAAACGGAACGACAACGACAACCATTGGACACAATAGAATGGGTGAGCAGGGATAGTCTGACGGCCAACAGCTACAATCCCAACCACGTCGCAAAGCCCGAATTGGCCTTACTGAAATTATCTTTGCTGGCCGATGGATGGACACAGCCTATCGTCGCTCGTACTGACGGGGAGATTGTTGACGGATTCCATCGGTGGACGCTCGCTGCCGACCCCTCTATAGCGGAAATGACAGGTGGCTTAGTTCCAGTCGTGCGGCTGGCGGAGTCGCTGTCCGTTAGTCACCAGATTGCCTCTACGATACGCCATAACCGGGCCAGGGGAGTCCACGGAGTGATGCCTATGACTGATATAGTGCGGTCATTGCTGGACGAACATGGTCTATCCTCGAAGGATTTGCAGAAGATATTGGGGATGGACGTTGAAGAAGTGGAGCGATTGGCGGATACCACCGGAATGCCTGAACGTGGCAGCAGCGCCGATTTTAACAAAGGATGGAAGCCCGTATGACGGAATATATAGTTAGCGGGAGCTTTAAGCTAGGGCCAATGTACGATGATTTGGGTATCCAGCTTGAAGGAATCCAAGGAGTGGAAGGAGCGGCAGGAATACTGGAGAACGAGTGGAGCAAATTTGAGATGGGACTTGACTATATCGTTATGATTCCTGGCTCACAATTCCCTCTACATACGCATCCCGGTAGCCATATCTTGTACATCTTGGACGGGCCTGGGATAGTACACATCGAAGGAGTGGATTACCAAGTATCTACGGGTGATTCAGTCTTCGTACCAGCGGTATTTCCGCACGGCGTTAAAACTAACCCCGACCATCTACAAGACTTCCGGTTCTTGGCGGTGGGTTATCCGCACCATAAAGTAGATTCGGCCACCCGCATGACGGTAGTCCGGTAATAGGGGAAAGCAACAATCGACCCACTATCGTTGAAAAAGCCACCGAATACTTCCCCGATGTCCCAACCATTCTTGGATAAACTGGACACATTGTGCCGGATAATATGCCGGGAAGCCGCTTTGGAAATGGCTATAGCGAACGTCGAGGATAACTCGGAGATATGCCAAAAGAAAGCAAAATGTCACCCCGCCGAATCTCCGCCGTCTATAAGCAAAGACAAGCCTTGGAGCTGCGTATGGCGGGGCGTACTTGGCAGGAAATAGCCGATAATGTGGGCTACAAAGGCCATAGCGGGGCGATAGCTGCCGTTGAATCAGCTTTACAGCGCACGTTGCAGCCTCCGGCAAGTGAATATCGAGCGTTGACACTAGAACGATTGACTAAGGTATTGCAAGTCTATTGGCCTTCCATGTTGCAAGGAGACTATCCAGCGGGGCGTATGGTCTTGCAAGCTATCGGAGATATGCGGAAATTGCTAGGATTGGATGCTCCAGTCCAGATGGAGCATGGTGGTAGTGGAATTCCTATCCGGCATGAGGTGGTAAACGTAGACCTTGGCGACATCAACGACGCCCTCCAAGTCCTGGCAACGGCTGGGGCCATCCGGCTGGAGCCGAATGGACAGCAACTTAACGGTGCCGTGGACGGAATATATCCCACATCGTCCGACTGCTAAGCAACTCGCTTTCTTGCTGCTGGACATCCCCGAAGCGTTGTATGGCGGGGCGGCAGGCGGGGGTAAGTCTGATGCTTTGCTTATGGCAGCGTTGCAGTATGTCAGCGTCCCGCATTACGCGGCTTTATTATTGCGGCGTACCTACGCAGACTTGTCCCTGCCGGGAGCCTTGATGTCCCGTGCGTTTGAATGGCTGATGCCTACAGACGCCCGGTGGAAGAACTCAGAGAAGACTTGGGTCTTCCCGTCCGGGGCGACGTTGACCTTTGGCTACCTCGATAGCATTGGAAGTGAGTATCGTTACCAGTCCTCAGAGTTCCAGTTCATAGGCTTCGATGAATTGACTCAGTTTAGGGAATCCCAGTACCGCTACCTTTTCAGCCGCCTACGTCGCTTAGAGGGCCATGCTGTACCCTTGCGGATGCGAGCGGCGTCCAACCCTGGGGGTATAGGTCACGAATGGGTACGCCAACGCTTGGTAGACCGCGATGATAGTACCGAGAATCGGGTTTTTATTCCAGCAACGCTGGAAGATAATCCGTATCTAGACCAGACAGCATATCTGCAAAGTTTATTGCAACTAGACCCAATAACCCGACAGCAACTACTCCAAGGAGATTGGTCAGCACGAGAAACGGGCAGTTTATTCAAGCGGGAGTGGTTTGGAATAGTAGATGAATTACCCGTAGAGATGAGCCGTTCCGTCCGTTTCTGGGACTTGGCGGCCACACCATTACGAGCGGGTATAGACCCTGACTATACGGCAGGAGTCCGCATCGACTGTGGAACAGACGGCTTGTACTATTTGGTAGACATCCAGCGTATGCGAGGCTCTCCGGCGGAGGTTGAGGCTCGTGTTCATCAGACCGCCATGCTGGATGGCAAAAACACGCTAGTTATCATAGAACAAGAACCAGGGGCCAGTGGGGTCAATACCATCCACCACTACGTCACTAGGGTCTTAGCCGATTTTACAGTGCGAGGCCAGCGGTCTACCGGCTCTAAAGTGGAACGGGCTGGGCCGGTCAGCAGTCAGGCCGAAGTGGGGAATGTACGCTTGCATCGTGGGCCTTGGATGGGAGCATTTCTTGACGAAATCGAAGCCTTTCCTTTGGGGAACCACGATGACCAAGTAGATGCTTTATCTGGAGCCATGATGCGGTTGCGGGTCGGACATTCGAAGCCATTGGTGCATCAGCTAATTGGCACCCGGCGAATAAACCCAGCGACTAACCCGCTGGGACTAGACCCAGACAACCCCATATACTGGGACGCCGACCGTTAATATATGGCTAGGTTGCGCGTGTAAGGCGATTTAAGACGCATGAAACCGTTAAGCGGTAGTAAACCTCGGAGGGAATAAAAAGATGGTCTTAATGGCTAATGGACTCGACCCGGTGGCTGAGTCGATGATGCGCTGGATACAGCAGCAGACCGACGACCGGCGGGGTGATTACGAACTAGCCCGACGGTACTACGGAGGAGACCACGACACGGCCCTCACAGACCGTCTCAAGAAGTTTCTGCCGCCCCGCCTAGTATTCCGTGACAACTTTATGAACGTGGTCGTAGACAGCCTCTCAGAGCGTCTGACGGTACTGGGCTTCGAAGCGGAGAATGAGGCAGTCGCTGAGTGGGCGTGGGACTTGTGGGGCCGCAACCGGATGGACTACACCCAGAACGTCGTCCATGCCGAGACCATCATGTTGGGCGATAGCTATATGCTGTGCGACTGGGATGAGGTGAACGAGCGGCCCCGGTGGACGCACCAGATGGCCGAGATGATAGTCCCCCACTACAGCGAGGCCAGCCGGACGATAGACTGGGCCAGCAAGAAATGGTTACAGCGGCCACGCATCGGAGAGGAAGCGGAGACCCGCCTTAATCTTTACTACCCAGACCGGGTGGAGAAGTACGTCGCCAGGGGTGGCGTATGGCGCAAGCACCAGGATGACATGGACGAGATGTGGCCGGTGCTGTGGTTAGACCAGACCGGCCAGCCCTTGGGGGTGCCGCTTGTCCACTTCCGCAATCGCCCACTGGGAGGCGACTTCGGCCAGTCCGAGATAATCAACGTCATCCCCATGCAAGACCTGCTGAATAAGTCCCTAATCGACCTCACGATGATTCTGGACACCCTGGCCTTCCCCCAGAGGTACACGTTGAACGTCAACCACGGGGCCAGCCGGTTGGACATCCTCCCAGGCAGCGTCACAGAGTTCCATAGCGAGTACGACGGCGGCTCAGTGGGACAATGGTCGGCTGCCAACGTAGACAGCCCTCTACGGGCTATAGAGGCGCTTGTGCAGCATATCGCTGGCACCACCCGCACCCCACAACACCTCTTCCAAATTGTGGGCGGGATGCCAAGCGGAGAGGCGTTGAAAACCGCCGAGTCCGGTCTGGTTAATAAGGCCAAGCAACGCATGGTCAACTTCGGCAATAGCTGGGAGGACTGCATTATGATGGCCCTCCGCATCCAGGCCGCTTTCGGGCAGGCCCAGCCGGAGATAGACGAGGGGTCTATCCGCACGACCTGGGACGACCCGGAGACCCGCAACGAACTGATGCACCTGCAATCCCTGGTCACGAAGCGTGACCTGGGCGTTAGCAAGGCGCAGATACTGCGGGAGATGGGCTACAACCAGCATCAGATAGACAGCATGGTGGAGGACGCCCAGGCGGAACGGGTGGCCGAGACTAACATTGGGGCCGAGATACTGCGGAACTTCCAGGCCGGGACGGTTTAGGAGGTGCAGAAATTCGTGACATTGGACGTACCGCTATCAACCATTGAAGCCCTCGCTGTAAAGCGGCAAAATGGCTCCCGCGCTAAGCGATTGCAGAATCATAAACGCTCGACGCAAAGCGATATGCGCATCGAAATCGACGGGCTAATCGGGGAGTTTGCTGTAGCACAGTATTTCTCCGAACGCAGGGGTGAGGCTATCCCTCTCCGCCTAAAAGACGAGCCGGACGGTGGGTGGGACTTGGTGATAGATGGACATACCGTGGACGTAAAATTCAGCAGGTATCCAGGCGGCGACCTATGCTTCAAGAGCAAGGGCGACTTCAAGGCACGACGTGCCATCTTAGCCGTGCCGATGTTCGCGGATTATCTAACGACTGAACACCCGGCTATCAGGATGGCAGGATGGATTCGCCGCGAAGAATTTATGCAGGAATGTCTACTCCACCCGCTGCCATTCATCCCAGGGAAGGCGTGGAGAACCTGGCAAGGGGCGGGTATGACTCAGCCCACGGTGGCAGTCAAGAACTGCCATGTGTGTGCGTACCACTACAGCCCTATCCGCGAGGTTGTAACGTAATGCCAGCACCCGAAGCCCAGAAAGCCGTGGAGGAAATAGCCCGACAAGTTGCCGCGCTTGACCAGGCTACCGCCGCTCGTATCATCCGAGAATACGCGGCTGTCTACACCGAGCTACAGGGTGAGGCAGCCAGGGTCGTCAGCATCGGCCAGCAACGCAACCTCAAGGTCTGGGAAGTCAACAAGATGACCCGGCTCACCGAACTACAGGCCCAGCTCGTTACCAACGTCAACCAGTTCAGCCGGGTGGCTGGGGCTGCGGTGACCGAGGGTCAACGGGCGGCTGTAGGTTTATCCGTCCAGGGAGCGCCTCTCGTGGCGAATGCGGGGCTTCCAACAGGTATCACGTTAGATAGCCTAGCGAACATCGGCCTGGGCTGGAATCGGCTTCCTACGGAGGCGTTCGAGGCGTTCGTGGGGATTAGCGGGGACGGCAAGCCCATCGGCAACCTCCTGGCGGAACTAGGGGAGCAAGCCGCCGCCGATGTGAAGGCTGGCATCAGAACTGGGATAGCCACCGGCCAAAGTCCACGGGAAGTCGCTAACGTAGTTCGCCACGCGGCTGGTATGCCGTTGACCAGAGCATTGACCATCAGCCGCACAGAAATTCTTCGGTCGCACCGGGAAGCCACCCGGTTGAACTATGCAGCCAACTCCAACGTGGTGAAGGGCTACCGCCGCCTGGCTACCAAGGACGCGTTGACCTGCATGGCCTGCATCGCCCTGGATGGCACACTCTACGAGACCAAGGAACCGCTCGACGCTCACCCCAACTGCCGCTGCGCGATGGTGCCGGAGACCCTGACGTATCAAGACCTGGGGCTGGACATCCCCGAAGAAGCCAGGCCCGAATCGGGACAAGAGTGGTTCAACGGTCTGAGCAAGGGCGACCAGGAAAACATGATGGGAGCCAAGACCTTCTCCGCCTTCCAGCAAGGCAAGGTTGGACTGAGCGACCTGGTGACCACCTCCACGAGCCGCGTCTGGGGGAAGTCTTCCACCGTGAAATCGGTCAAGGCGCTGGGGCTGTAGACAATAAAAAGCCCCGGTGGTTAGCCGGGGCTTGATTTCGGTGGTTTAGGGGCGGGATGTCTAGGTTGTTTGCAGTTCGCCATAATGGAGGTTCATCTCGACTGGGGTACGCTTCACGATTGCTTCCTTGTCAATCAGGTGAACCCTATCCATCTTATCACCAGTCTTGTCTAATTCATTGCCAGTCAACCAGAGGTTTGTCTCCTTACTAATCTCCAGGTAAATAGTTATCCGGGATTTACCAGCGGGGGCGATTCGGATTCGCTCGATTGCCATCTCGGTCTCTCCTTCTTGTTGGGGTCGGCCTTGGCACCGCCCTGGGGTTTACAGGGCCGAAGCCCTGGCCTCACCGTTATTGGGTGGGTTAGAAGTGGGTGTATAGGCCCGTGATATTCTCGAAAACGTCGCCGAGTTGGTCGTTGTAAATGTCTCCGACTCCGACGATTTCTTTGGTGGTCTTATTGGTAATCTTCCAGAAATGGAGGTCGTAAGTGTCCAGGCCGTTCAAGGTTATGACTACTTTGTTGATGCCTTGGTTCGCTTTCGCTATGCCGAACTGAACCCCGTGGTCTATCGCTACCACGTTTTTAAGTCCTACCATCCGAGGGAAGCTGCCTCCGAACTGGCTGATGATTGTGCTGGCTATCTCTGCGTTTGTCATTTCGTCCTCTCCTTCGTTATTGGGTGGGTTAGACTACGTTCTTCTCGAAGTTGAACAGTTTACCGATTCGGTTAATCTGCTTGTCCAGTTCTGCGTCGTATTCGGGGGTGCCTTGGAACTTACCTAACGGCCCCTCGGTTACCGCAACTCGAAAACTCTCTGCCAATGCTCCGATGATGTCATCCTGGACGGATTCCCTGAGTTCTTTGGAGGTGTATTCTTCGCCGGTGTTCTGTATCTTCATCTCGTTTCCTCCTGTTAAGTTAAGCGAATTTGATGGTTGTTTCGGTATGGCATCCCAGGCACCGAACTCGTTGGCTGCGATTGGCTGCGTTAAGTGGCATCCAGTTGTGATGATGCTTCCTGATTCCTAGTTTGGTGAGTAGCTGTACCATCTCGTTCGCTCCTTGTGGTTACTTGGTCTACGACCAAGTATATCAACATTTTGTTATATGTCAATTGTTATTTTACGCAATAATAGACCAATACCAAGGCAATCTGAGGCCAAATAGGGAAAAGGGCGGTTTTCTGGTATTTTACAATAAAAGATGGGTCGGTTTTGGGATTGGTTTTGGCCCCACTAGAAAGGCCAAGGGGCGATGGTGTAGCATGGAATCTGACCGTCAAGGAGGGCTGATATGTGCAAGAAATGTGGATGCAAGCGGGGCTAGATAATGCCGGTTGGTAAGAGTAAAGGGAGAGGCTGGGGTGGTTATCAAGCATCTACCGGCAAAGGCCGGGTCAAGTCCGGCCCTCCAAAAGACCGGCGATTGAAGGCAAACGCCGGGATGAAGAAAGGCAAATAGGCGTATCTTAGACCGCAACCCTGCGGGTAGAAATAGGGGAGGACAATGACCACCGAGAATACGACACCAACAGGGGACGAGGCTAACCAGGCGGTTCCACCGGCTACCCAGCCGGAACCGGAGAGCGAGGGCCAGCAGCGGACGTTCACCCAGGAAGATGTGAACCGCATCCAGGCCCAGACCCGCCGGGAAGTCCGTAATCAGTTTTCCGATTACGGCCAGCTTAAAGACCGTGCCGCCAAAGCGGACGAACTGGAGCAAGCACAGCTCACCGAAAAGGAAAAACTGGAGGCAAGAGTAGGTGAAGCGGAGCGCAAAGCCGCTTCCGCCGCTGATTCAATTTCAACGGCTATGATTGCCTCCGAGGTGCGGGTGCGAGCCACCCAGTTGGGTATCATCGACCCGGATGCTGCGTTACTACTCGCCGATAGGGCTAACGTCCGGTACAGCGAGGAGGACGGGGTCACCGGAGTAGATGCAGCCCTAACTCAACTCCTGGTTGATAAGCCGTATCTCAAAGGGACACCAAACCGTGTACCAAACCTGAACCCGCAATCAGCGGAACCCGCCTCAACCGTTCGTCTCTCCGCAGACCAGCGGGAAGCGGCGAGGCTCATGGGACTAACCGAGGAGGAGTACGCCCGAGGACTCTGACCTGCGGATAGAACGCATAAGGAGATTGAACAATGGCAGCCGATGGATTTGAATGGCGCTATAACATCAGCGGCGGCAGGCCGCTGATACTCACCTTCGTGATGAAGGACACCGAAACCCTAACTCGTGGCGATATGTTGAACCTGGAATCCGGCGAGGTAGACCTACTGGCAACGGGTGACACCGGAGCCGTAGGTGTATTCGTTGGGCCAGAGAACCCCGACGATGCCACAGACGGCCAGCCAGGTGTCCTGAGCGGCACGGACAGCACCACCGTGGTAAAAGTCATCGCGAACCCCGACGCTGTGTACGCAGACCGTAACGACACCAGCGCAAGGCTTGCTGGCGCACTATTGGATGTATCCGGTGCCACCGGAGCGCAAACCATAGCGGCTGCTTCCAACAACGAATTCGTGGTCGTGGAACGGAAACGGCAATCCTCAGATGAGACCCGCGTCCAATTCACAGCCCCAACCCATTATCTGAGCAAGGTTCAGTAAGGAGATAGAC